CTTTTGCGCTCTCTATGGCTTTTCCAAGACCGCCTTTTATCGTTTCAATCGGGTGGGCAAAGCCGTGACCGATACTCTGAGTCGTCGAGACAATGTTGCTTTTGAAGTCAGAGGCTTCACCTTTTACATAGGCGAATGCACCTCCAATGCCCGCTTTCAAGGACGAGGCGAAAGAGTTTCCGCTGTCAACTCCCTCAAGGAATGAGCTGCGGAACGCCGAACCAACGCTCTTTGACTGCGATTGCAAGTCACCGAGGTTGCTGGTTACACGGCGAATGCCGGACTCTGCCGAGCCGGTTTCGGCATCGACCCTGATTTGACTGCCGCCGCTCTGCAAGCTGCCGAGATTGCTGGTAAGATTTCGGATATTTGCCTCTGCCTGTGCGGTATCGGCTTCAACATTTATGCTGTATGTCAAACTGCGGGCTTCGTCCACAACTCATTCCCTCCTTTCCTCATCACTTGTTCCACTTCTCTTGCCAAAGCAAGCGGGCTTGCTCGGCTTCAGAGAATTCGTAGAGGTCCATCGTGCTGAGTTCTGCATAGCCTAATCCGTCCATACAGAACACCAGCCGCCAGAACCGTTCATTATGTTTAGCCCTGCGCTTTGCCGCTGCTGGGTTGATTTCTCTCTCCAAGAAAGGACTCGATTTCACGCACCAGCTCTCCCGGCGTTGCAAGGTCTTCCTGCTCGTCGAAGTATTTGACGCCACCCTTTGCGACTTCGGCAGGGGAGATTACGCAGCCCTTGATAAGAGCGTCCGCATACTTTGCGGTGTTCTTTCTGCCATTGGCAGGATTGATGTAGAGGTCGGTGAGGTTGGTGTACCACGAAAAGGTCACGCTTTGCAGTGTATAGTCCACGCCATTTACGGTTACATTTTTTTGTCTTGCCATAGTGATTATCCTCCTTCGCGAGCGTGCGCGTATAATATACTCAGATTAGAGGATTTAGAGAGTATTAGAGAGGTATAATACTCCTCTAATCTCTCTATCCTCTCTATTCTTATCCTCAATAGGAATGAATGTTTCAATGTATCATAATAAGCAAAAAGCCCATAACTACAAGGGTTTAGCCCGAAACATTGCTGAAACATCGGGCGAAACATTTACACATTGAGGAGTGAAACATTGGGTTGACTTTGCCGCCTAAAACACGACTTTCGTGCCTAATGTTCGACTTAGCCGAAATGTATCAGCCCAATGTTTCGGCGTTACTGCTTTTGAATATCGGGAATAAGGAACACGACTGTCACATCTCCCGCGTCCTTGCCCCTCGCTCTGTCGGGCAGCTTTTCCACCATACAGTTCTGCGCGAAGAACACCGTGCCGCTGTCGTTGGCGTCCGTGATAGCAAGGTTTGCCATCGTGTTTCGTTCGGCGCACTGTTCGAGGAAGTCGATGTCAGGGGACTCCTGCTGCAAGGCGATTGTCAGCTTGCCAGCCTTGTTCGCGTTGAGAATGTAGGTGCTGTCACCCTTGACGCCCTTTTTGAGCGTCACATTCGCCTCGTCACGAGCCAGCGTAAAAAGGCTGTCGCCAAACATACGCAGCTGTCTGTTGTTGAAAGCCACATTGACTTTCAGCGGGTCATAGGTCGATAACATAGTCTATCCCTCCTTACAGCGAGGCGCGGAGCGCGCCCTTGGATTTCACCTGATGAACAGCGCCGGCAAGCAGAGCCTCCCAAGTGATGTCAGGCATTGTGCGGTTTCTGCGCTGCTCCTCGGTGCTTTCCGCATACTTCGGAATGTTCACCGTGTATACACCAGCCTTGCTCTCAGGGTCTTTGGCGATGATGCCGAGGTCAACAGCCTCTGCCAGTGCTTGCAGAACCGCAGTTGCCACCAGACCAAAGCCAGCATCGTCATAGTTGATGGTGGCGTTGGCAAGCAGAATATCGTACAGCAGATTACGCATACGGTTCGCCACCCAATCGCCGCCAAGAACGACATCAATGAACTCACCGTTGAGGCAGGTGCCGTCCTTGACATACTGGCGTTTGTATTCTTCCGTGAGGAAGTTGATATGGTTTTCGAGCAGCTGGTCCCGTTCGCCCTCTGTCAGTTTCGGCAGAGTGATGAGCTTGATACCAGCACTTGCAGGAGCGTTGCCGTCCTGCGGGCGCTTGAACTTCCATGTGACGCTGTTCGGATAGAACGGCGCAACATTGCCGGTATAGGAGGCGTCAGGCTCCTCGCTCAAGAATGCCTCGTCCGTGTAGATGACCGCCGCACGAGCAGTCAGACAGGCGAAGTTCTTATTTGCGGTCTGTCCCATATAGAACTTGCGGTGGTCTTCCACACCGGCCCCCAGTTCTGCCTCCGTAGGCTCGCTCGCCTCTGCAAACTTGGCGAGAGCGGAAACGTACTCGTCATCGTCCCTGTCAGTCATCAGGTAATACCAATCGTTGTCAACATCGGACTGGAACTGCTTGATTGTTTCGACAAGGGCGTCTGCCGCAGTCAGCTCGTTCGAGCCGTTGGCAAACTCTACGACAGCCTCGACAGGCAGCCCACTTGTCAAATCGGCATCGGTATAGATGCCGATGGTCTTGGGAATAGAGTCAGCCCCACCAGCTTCGGCAGCGGTAAAAGTGATGACCGTTCCGCTCACCTTTGCGGCGTAGGTCTTACCGCCTTTGGTAAAGGTCGCGTTCTTGAAAAGAGCCGCAATCTGCGACCACTTCGTGGCTCTCGCTGTAGTGGTTACTTCGATTACTGCCTTGTCATCGCCGCCTACCTTGACCCAAAGCGTGGTTTCAGCCTCGATAGGCTGTTCCAAATCGCCGTCAGGGAGCGTGACTGTGAATACCGCAGGACTCGCAGCAGCGCGGGCAGGGGGTTCAAAACTCACGATTTTGAACTTAGTGACGAGGGAAGTTGCGAGAGTGGTTTTGCCCTGATTGAGCAGCGTTGTCACCTTGCGGACAACCTTTGCATTGGGGCAAGGTCCGTCGGGACCGTAGACCGCCTCGACACTCGCAATATCTCTGTATACACCTACCGGATAAGCCCCAGTGGTGGACGCGATGAGAATGTCGAGACTTTCCTTTTGCTTTGGCAGCGCGTCACGCTGCACAACGACAATTACATCTTTTGCCATTTGGCTTTTCCTCCTTTATGAATGGGCGTCCCCGATGGGGTTCCCCGGATTTTGGATTGTTATTGTCGGCTTTTCGTCTGTCCGTACATAAGAAAACATGACATCGAAGCCGTACCGCCTGATGGTATCTTCCACAAGGAAACCAGAGCGGTTTGCGACTGAGCCGACATTGTTGATAACAACCTCGCCGGTATCAGTGATAATGTTGTGGGCGTCAAGCAGGAAATACCCGTGAGCCTTTTCAGCCAGCTCTAACGCCTCGTCTTCCCCGAAGATATATCCATCGAGACCTTCGCGGTTCTCACTGCAAAAGGTGAACGATAAGGACGCTTTAACAGGCTCGGAGCGTTTCAGTGTGTAACCGTCAGGCGTTTCCTGCACTACGCCTCGCAGTCCGAAAGCGTGGTCGGATATTCTTGATGCCAACACGCTGTAGTAGCTGTAGGGGAAATCCGACACATCGGCTATCTGCTCAGACAAAACAACAGGGCAGCCGAGGTGGTTTTCCAGCCCCAATATAATTGTGTTACGAGCTTCAACAAAGGTCACTTCTTCACCACCCCCTCTACAATGTACCGCACCATAGGGTGGATAGTGTTGTGCGCCAGCTCTGTTGTCACCGTGTACTGCTGCCCGTCGAAGGTATCTCGGATAATCTGCCCCGGCTGAATGTCGATAGCATCGTCGGTGTAGAGCTTCTGCGAATTATGGGTGTAAGTCCCTTCGGGCAGTTGTTTCCAATCCGCATTTAACAGCGGGAGGACAACGCCCCAAAAAGACCGAACCTCGCCATCAACAGGTCTTGACTGACCGCCGTGCGCTGGGTCTCGCACAAAAGTCCTGCTGGAAACCGTCAGTATGTGCAGCAGCGCCCTTGGCAGTCTTGGTGTTGCATTGAACATCATTCTCCGCTCACCACCTTATAGGCGATACGGTCACGAATGTGCGTACCTGTTTCGTACAGGGTGGTGTGCTGCGTTTTCTTGGAGAAATCAGACTGCGGCTTGACGCGGTTGTTGTCGATGAAGTTCTGCACTAACTGCGCTGATTGCGCTCCGATGGACTCGGCTGCGGCGCTCGGTGTGGTCTGTCCTGCCAGCACCTTGTTCAGCTCGCCCGACACAATGCCGTTCAGCGCGGCTTGGTCTGCGTCGAAACTTGCTCTGATAAAAGAGCGTTCCGGCATCTTGCCATCGCCGTACTCATGTGCGTGGGCAATCTTGACGACATCTGAGTCTGCATCACCAACGATGCCGACCAGTATTTTCTTTTGCGATAATTCCTGACAGGCGCTTTTTAGCCTGTCGAAGTCAGTTAAAATGCGGTCAAGCTCCATCTCAATACCTCCTGTACAGATTGATTAGCTTCGTCCACTCAGGGTGCGTGGACTTGTCAAAGGTCCAATGCACATCGGAAATGGCGAAAGCGGTAAGCCCCTGCGAGCCGTTCTGCAAGTTTGTGTACGCTTGGGACACGATTTCCCACACCAACCCCTCAAGGTCGGCGGGTAAGGTCTGAGGGTGCTTTTTCGTGGCGTCTTTCGGCAGAATGTACCCTGCCGTATAGCTAACCTCGATTACTCTCTTGGGCATCACTATGTCGTAGGCAAGTCCTCTGCGGTAGCCCGCTCGCAGCCAGCCGTCGTCACGATAGATAACCCCGATGTTGCCCGTCTGCCCGTAATCGTAGAGAGCTGGGTCAACGAGCTTTCCATCTTCCTTGACATATTCCACATCAAGAATGGGGTATTCTATCGTGACGAGTTCTTGCTGACCGTCGGTATCGTATTTTTGAACATACGATTGTTTGCCTAAATGTCTGCCTGTCTGATGCTCAATCCACGAGGACGCCTTGTTTATCAGCAGCATAATGATTTCATCAGTTCGCTCATCGGAAATATCTGACAAGCCAAGCATCATCTTCATTTTTTCGAGAGTGGTTAATGCGTTTTCAGCAAGCATATAAACCTCCAATCCGAAGGACGGCTGTTACTTGCCGCCGTCCTTCTTTTTCGGTTCCTCAGGCTTGGGCGGCTTCGGAGTTTTGGTTTCAGTTACTGGAGCCGCAGCCTTGTTGGACTTCGGCCCCACCGGTTTATAAATCCTCGGCATAGCTCCTACCTCCTACACCGGCTGGGTGTTCTTGTCGCCCAGCACAACAGCGCAGTCACCAGCAGCAGCGCCGCTCACAGTTACCTTGATGAACGGCTTGCAGCCTACGAGGTCTACATCGAAGTCTGCGACATCGGCAGCGGTCAGACCCATTGCCTCGCCGTTGCCCCCGACAAACAGCTTTTCATCGGAGACAGCCTCGAAAGTGCCATCGGCAGTATTGCTGTGGGTGACGGCGACTTTGACATTGCCGTCAGCCTTGGCAGCTACCGCAATCACAGCGGAGAGAAACCCCGCTCTGTCAATGGTATCGCCCGACTTGTAGGGCAGCACCTTTACATTTTGGAGAAGTTCTTTCTTCATAGTGTGTAACCTCCTGTTCAGATTAGACGGGTACGGAAACCTTGGTTGCCACCGCAAAGCTCTCATCGTGGCGCAGCCCGATGTCCACGTTGTCGATAGCGCGGATAAGGGTCTGGTCGTTCTCGAAAGCGGAGATGATGTTACCGGCGTCATCCGTCCAAGAACCCTCGCGGCTGGTCTCGATTTCCAGTGCGCCCTGCTCACCGATGATGAGGTTATTCCAGTTGCCGAACAAAATCTGTGTCTTTCCAGCAGTGGTCTCCAGCAGGTTCGTAGTGCGGTAAGGATAACCGACGAGGGTGTGGTTCTTGTTCATCTCCTCTGCGAAGATGAAGGAGCCAACATTGTCGCGCAGGGACTTAAAGAACTGCTCTACGCTGGTATTGAACACGAAACCCAAACCGTCAGCGTACACATTGTTTCTGAGAACGGCAGCGACGAGGTAGTTCGGGAACGCAGCGGTGAGGACACCGGCGTTGCTCGCGTACTCTGCGTCGAGACTGGTTACATCAATGGTCTGCACCTTGCTGTTGTTGACGATACCGAGAGGCTGGAACTCGCCGCCTGTACCGAGCAGAGCGCCCCAATCCACGCCGAGAGCCATCTGCTTTGTAATGTCCTGACCGACGATGACATCATTGTCAAAGTTGGTGGAGCGGAGCAGGTCGTTACTCATAGGAATGAGTGCGGTCAGCTTCTTTGCAGACAGCTTCAAGTTGCCGAACTTGGGAGCAGTCTTGGGAATTTTGCGGCTCTCGCCGTTGAACAGGGCGCGGGAACCGGTCTTGAGCTTGGGAATGTTGAGGTTGCCGTTCGCCACGCCGAGTCTGCGAGCGCCGAGGCTGTAGATAACGGTGGCAGGATACAGCAGCTCAATGATTTCATTGGCGTAAACCTCCGGCACGAGGTAGCCGCCATCGGAAGGAGAGGTCATGGTCAGAGCCTTGAACTCGTGAGCCATTTCGGTGTCCATGAACTTATGCTCGGCGGTATACGCTGCCTTTTCAATGTCGCCGTGAGATGCGTTGATGCACTTCACAGCACGCCCAAACATACCGTAAGCAGTCTTGCGGCGCTCAGGTCCGGTCATAGATTCCATACGAGCCTTAAAGCCCATAGCTTTATCACCTCCGTCACGGCTTGCACCGGTGGAAATAAACAGATTTGCATACTTGCGCTGCGGCTGTGCAGCGGGAGTCTGAGGCTGTGCCACAGGTTCTGCGGATTTGGTTTCGCTTGCGCCGGTGCTAGACTTAATGCCCTCCAACGCCTCGACAACCTTGGTGATGAGTTCGGGCGTAACCGCACCAGTCTCGGCAGCAGGTTCGCCTTCTTCGGCTTTCTCGCCGTCTTCGCCGGTCTCGTCGCCCTCAACGGCTTCAATAACCTCTGTCAGCGCAGCAAGGATTTCATCGGTGCTGATACCTTCGATTTCACCCTCGGCTTCTTTGCGCGCCTTGCGCTTCTCGTCGAGATTGGCGAACACTTTTGCGATAAGCTCTGCGAGCTGTTCCTGAGTCAATTTCATTTCAATATACCTCCTGTTATTTGTGAGTTGACGGGACAATCTCAAAGACTATCCCAGCGGATTTGGCTTGCTTCTTGATGTTGTTCTGCGTGGGTGGGTCTTCGGGCTGCGGTGCTGCGGGCGGTTCCAAGAACGGTCCAAGAATGTCTGCCAGTTCTCTCACCACAGCAATGAATGGTTTGAGCGCGTCAAGCCTTGCGCGAGTGATTTTGCCGCTCTTGGCTTCGGTTTTCAGTTCCTCCACCAAAGATTTGACTTCATCAATCCTCGCCTCCTCGTTCATCGCCCAAGTGACGATGGAGACTTCCCACAGCCTGATTTCTTTCAGATGTCGGACGCCCTGTTCGTTGTCGAAATCAAAGGCTACGGCATCGTAGCCAATCGACATCTCAGTCAGCACACCGTCTTTCAGCAGTGTCTGAATGTCGCGACCTTTCTGCGTGTCGCTGATTTTGCCGCGAATGTAAAGACCCTTTTCATCTTCGCGCAACTCAAGCGGCTTGCCAATCGGCAGTTCGCAATCGTTGTGCTGCGACAAAATCTTGATACGGTCAAAGTCTTCTGCGATGGTTTTTGTGAATGCGCCCTTCTCAATGACATCACCGCCGCTGTCTCGGTTTCCGAATACAGCAGCATATCCAGAGAACTCGCCGCTTTCGTCCGTGCTTTCCAGCTCAAACTTGAAAGCCTTGCGCTCACGCACCGCCGCATCCGGCTTCTTTTTACCAGCGGGCTGTTTCTTTGCCATACGGTTTCCTCCTTTCCATTGAGATTGGGGCAATTCTTAAAAACCACCGTATGTCAGATAACATCGGCAGTTGATAAGCTCCTCTGGACGACCATCATCGGGGTCTCGCGGATAGCGGAGACCGTTTGAGAATGTGCCGTCAATAGGGACGGTTTCGCCCTCAAGAGCAACATGATTGGGCTGCCCACGCGAGCCGTCTCTTGGGTTCTTCTGTGGCCTATGGTGCCACGTTTTAGTTTTAGCGCCCGCAGATCGCATCATATCGAATTGGCCTGTGGCGAGCGCGGTCATTGTCTCTTGACGGGCAATCAGCTTTACCCTTGTTTGGGACACGTTCATCTCAACCTGAATGGTTTTCCGAAGCTCGTACTGGCTTACGCCGTTGGAGACGCAATCGGAAATAATGTTCGCGATTTTGTCCCTCGTGGTGCGCTGAATACCCGTTATGCGCTTGCCGCCGTTAATCTTGGCAGCAGAAACGAACTCAGGGCGTTCAATTCCGAACAGCCCGTAGCTCTCTTCGCTGTGCTTCACGCCGTCGTCATAAGCCTTTTTCCACAACGGTCTGAATATCTCGCTCAGCTTTTTGGCTTCGTCGTTCCAATTGAGCAGTCCGGCGGCAACGCCTTCGGAGAGACGCAGACGCTCCTCCTCGGTCAATGCCTCCCACAAGTCCTGATTGAATGACCCATCGGGCAGAATATACTGTCCCAACTGCGAGAAGACGGACTGCTCGTCAGCTTTCGTAGTCAAGCCAAGCACTCTTGTAATCTCGGCTTGCTGCTCTGCAAAGTGCCTTGAAACAGCAGACTCAAAGAGCCGCACATCTTCACGCACGAGCTGGTCTTCATTTCGGAGCACAGCGGTCAGATTTACCCGCCTTGCTTTCTTTTCGCCGTGTTCGTCCTCGCCGTCAAAAGAGACGAACTGGTCCTCTTGGAGCAAGGTCTGCGATACCTCGGCAGGGTCATCAGTTTCCCGCAGGAACAGGTCGTTGATGGACACCTTAAACACATCGCCGCCCTCGATGTCCGCAAGGTCTAACAAATTGCGGGCCTCGTTTTTGGTGATGAGTCCGGCGTCATAGGCTTCGAGGGCTTTCGCCTTGTCAAAGTCTTTGTCGTAGGGTATGACCGCATCAAACCGCCAGATAAGGTCACTGCCGAACATCGGGAGCAGCTGCTTGTTGATTGCCTCCTCGCGGCTTCGGAGTTTTGGCATCAGCACATTTTTTGCGTAGATGTACTGTGCGCT